CCCCTGGAATCGCTTGGCCTTTCAGAGCTTCTTCGCCAAGCGTATGCAGCAACTGCATAAAGCCGGGCTGATCAAAAAGTCCTACCGCCCCTATGACTTACGGCATGTTGCGATCAGCCGCTGGCTGGAGGCTGGCATCCCTGTGACGCAGGCGGCCAACTGGGCTGGCAACACATCTGAGGTGATCTGGAAGCATTACGCAGCAACGACTGCGGAATACGAGATACCGGTGATTTGAGTAGGCTCACATCGTTCCCGCTCTGCCTCGGCATCGGGCCGATAGAGCCCAAGCCTCTGTGCGTCCTTGAGGCGTCTCACGCTTGGGCCATCAACTCCAAGTATTGGCAACAGCATTGTCAACGCCAATACCTGAAACCCTTTGCGGCACAGCGGTTTTATGACTGCTCTGCGTGCTGAATAGGTTGGCCGGTGACCAGGGCTCACGCACCACTGGCCTTGCCACAGCCGGCCGCTGCGGTATCGCCTAGACGTAAAAACGACTAGGCGCGAATCTTAGCGGGGGCAACTTAGGCCGAGCGCCCCCACCCCCGTGCGGTGACTGAAGAAGAGTTTCACGCCCCGGCCCCCGCAGAAAGCGCGCCCTGGGTAGCCCAAGCGGTTCCCGCGCTGCTGGTTGCCGCGGTCTTGGGCCTATGCGGCCTCTTCCTTCAAGTCACCAAGATCGAGACAGGGCTCACCACCGTCCTTGAGGACGTGCGGGAGCTCAAAAACGATTCCAAGGAACGGCTGAACGACATCGACCGCCGGGTCCGCGCGCTTGAGATGCAAGACCGTTGACGGCGGCAACTTAGCTGAACCGCAGGCTCCCCTATGGAGACCACCGCAATCATTGCGCTCACGCTGCTCGTCATCAGCGAAGTGCTCCCCTTCACCCCCCTCGCCGGCAACGGAATCGTGCATGAGGTGGTGAAGATCCTGCGCGAGGTCTTCCCCTACAGCAGCCGTAACCGCAGGTGAGCGCGCGGTTCTACCGCCCCCGCCTCAACCACACCCCCATAGCCCGAGCGCTCTTAGAGCACACAAGCGGCGACTGAATCACCCGAAACGCGGACATCTTCCTCCGCGGCAGTGACGCCCAGCTCGCCGCACCCCACCCCAGGGGTACGCCCCCGACGCCTCCCGGCTGCGACCCGAATGAGCCCCCAGCGCCCCATCCGCCTGGTTGACGCGGTCAAGTTCACCAAGAACGAACCCCACCAGCTCGCAGCGTGGAACTGGCTTGAAAGCGCCCTAACCCGCGACCAACTCAACGAGTTCGCTCTGCTGTTCCGCGCCACCCCCGGCTACAAGCCAGGCATCGCGGTGGAGAACAGCTGGGACGGCGTCCTCACCGCTGCGCGAACCGCCGGCGCCACCTTTCCTGAGCTCGTTGCAGCGCAATGGGCGCTCGAGAGCGGTTTTGGCAAGCACATGCCAGGCGGCAGCAACAACCCCTTCGGCCTCAAGGGCGCCGGCACCAGCAGCGAAACCCGTGAGTTCGTGAACGGCGAGTGGATCACGATCACCGACTCGTTCCTCAACTTCCCCAACTTCGCCACTGCCGTCCAGTACCTCGTCGACCGGTGGTACCGCGACTACAAGAACTACAAGGGCGTCAACCGCGAGAAGACGCGCGACGATGCCGCACGGGCGCTGGTGCGCGAGGGGTACGCAACCGACCCCAGCTACGCGCAGAAGCTCATCGCGTTGATGAACGAGCACGCCCCAGTAAGCAAGCTCCCAGCGCCCACACCGCACCCCAACCCCCTGCGCGTCCCCTACTACAGCCAGCGCGACAGCGGCCTGCCGGGCCAAGCGATGCGGATGTGCTTTAGCAGCAGCTGCGCCATGCTCGTCGCCGCCCTGCGCCCGGGCGCCATCACTGGCCTCGACGCCGACGACCAGTACCTGAAGCGCGTTCAGCAGTTCGGCGACACAACTGACGCCACCGCCCAGCTCCGGGCGCTGCGAAGCTTCGGCATCCGCGCCAAGTTCACCCAGGACGCCAACTGGAGCGACCTCGAGCGCCAAATCAACAGAGGCGTTCCAGTGCCCTGCGGCTTCCTGCACCACGGCCCCAGCTCCAATCCCGCAGGGGGCGGCCACTGGCTCACGGTGATCGGCTACACGAAGAGCGCCGTCATCGTCCACGACCCATTCGGAGACATGGACGTGGTGGAAGGCGTATACCTCAGCAGCCGCGGCAGCGGGCTCGCATACAGCCGCAAGAACTGGGGTCCCCGCTGGATGGTTGAAGGCCCAGATACCGGCTGGGCCATCCTTGCCGACCCATGAAACAGCAGTACATCGTCGACGTTCGGCTCCAGATCGTCGTCGAATCAGTTGAGGACTCCGAGGGCGTCGCCAACAACGTCTACGCCCAATGCGCAGAGCTCGCCTACTCGGAAGACCACCTCCTCCGGCTTGAGGTCATCCCTTGCCCCCTTCCGCCGATCACCTCCAGTGGATCACGGGATAACGGAAACACACCTGCTGCACAAGCGTGACGCCAAGCGGCGCTTTCGCAGCCACATCTTCGAGGCGTGGCGCGGCCGTTGCGCCTACTGCGGCTGTGCCGGCGCCACAACCCTCGACCACATCAAACCCCGCAGCCGCGGAGGCGACACCACCACCCAAAACCTGGCCCCCGCCTGCTCCGACTGCAACCGGCGCAAAGGCAGCAGCGAAGTGTTCAGTTGGTTTCGGCTCCAGCCGGACTGGAGCCCTGACCGGGAAGCGGATCTATGGCTGTGGATGCACCCACGCTGCTTTGGAGATAGTGCAGCTTCACTTCTGCTTGCCAGCGTTGACGATGAGCAAAGGCCATTCCAAGGCCCTCGACCACCCACCAGACCTGGCCGTTGGGCTCCACCATGCGCCGCATAAAGGGCTCCATATGTAACCGCTCGCTAGCATGTTGTGTACGCCTAGGTTGCTATGAGCGACGGCGAAAGCAGACCCACCAGCTGGATGGCGTACAGCATCCCTCTGACGGAGGAGCTGAAGCTGGAGCAGGCGATCAGGGAGGTTTCAGGGCACCCAGACATGGACAAGGTCCGAGCCCTGTGCGCCTCCCTGATGCGCAGCAACTACCACCAGCAACAACTCTTAGCGAACGCGGTGGGTCGCATTGGCGAGCTGGAGCTTGTCCTGTTCCTTGGCGCTCATGCGGAGCCCAGCGAGGTCAGCGCTTTTCTCTCCATGGCCCGCGAGGTCTGCGAGGACCTTGGCATCGGCTAAGGGCGACACCGAGCTCATGTACAGCCGCAGCGTGCGCAGCGCCCTGATCTCAATCTGCCGCACCCGCTCCCTCGACACCCCGAGGTCCTGAGCCAACACCTGATACGCCACAGGCGCCTTACCAGTCAGCTCGTGGCGGTGTTCAAGCACGTAGCGCTCACGCTCAGACAGTCGTGCCAAGCAGGCTTCGAGACGCCAGCGGTCATCAATCAAAAAGATCGCGTCGTCGTCCAGGTAGCTGGGGTCTGGGATCAAGTCAATGAGCGGGTTGCCATCGTCTACGCACGACGCATCCAGCGACGTCGGCGCAGCCGTGCGCTCAAAAATCATCCACATCTGCTCCACCGACATCCCCATCGCATCCGCCAGCTCCTGCTTGCTGGGCGTCCGCCCCAGCTGCTGCGACAGCTGCTGCATGGTGTACTTCAGCTTGGGCACCTTCTCAGCGACGTGGTGCGGCAGCCGGATCGCCGCGTCCTGCTGATTCACAGCCCGGTTCATCCCCTGCCGAATCCACCAGTAGGCGTAGGTCGAGAACTTGTAGCCCCGCGCGGGATCAAACTTCTCGACCCCCCGCATCAACCCAATCGTGCCCTCCTGGATGAGGTCAAGCATCGTCAGGTGGTTGACGCGCTTGAGGTACTTCTTGGCGATGGAGACCACCATGCGCAGGTTGCAGTTCACCATCTGCTGCTTGGCCCTCTCACCCAAGCGCACTTCGCGCGCCTCCGCCTTGGTGAGCCGACCCCCTGCCGCCTCCTTTTCGCGCAGCTGCGTCAAGCGCTGCACCTGCCGGCCCAGAAGCACCTCCTGAGTAACGGTAAGGAGAGGGTAACGAGCGATCTCGTTTAGGAAATCAGAAAAGCTGTGATCAATTCTCATTGTGCGTTTGCATTAGTCAAGGTTTCCGAAGAGCGAACGCTGTACTGCAGTTCTGCGAGAAAGGCATAGAGGGAGCGGTTGTCCACGGCTGGGTGCTGCGCGGCGGCGAACCGCTGCCCCTGCTCCACCACCTCCAGCAACAGCTCCGGCACACCGCCCAGCGCCAGTGCGCTGTGAAAAGGCGCAGTGCTCACGCCGCCCCTACGCCAAACGCCGCCTCGCCGATGCCGGGGAACTCACGGCAGAAAACCTGTTTGCACTGCTCCGCAATCTCGCGGTGCTCCAGTTGCGTACCGGCGTCCGTGCGCACCTGGATGTAATGAATCCACGAGCGCAGCGTGCCGTGCATGTAGAGCACAGTGGGCGTACACATCGGCAGGATGCGCCGCGCCGTCTCCCGCGCCACCCCGTTTTCCACCATCGCGTAATAGAGCCCATACGCCTTGGTGATGACCGCACCGGCGTCCCGCTCCAGCTGCGCCTGATCCTCCTCGCAGTAGTCATCGAAAGAGTTCTGGCGGTTCTTGGTGTCCTGGCGCCTGAAACGAGGAATTTCGGCGATGGATGTGCGCGCGTAGCGGGTGCTGAACTCCTGGAAGGAGAAGCTCCGGTGACGCAGCAGTTGCGCTGCAATGTCCCGCTCCGTCTCAATCTTCACGCAGAGAGAGCACATCTCAAACGGGCTCCAGTGCTGGTGCTCAATCAGGTATCGAATCAGGCGGGGAGCCGTCTCCTGATTGTCCTGGTTGTCCGGGTTGCTTACTCGTGCCATGTAAGCCGTAAGCGCCTCGGCGCCATCGGTTCGATGCACCAGAGTTACTTTCATTGTTGGAAAAGCGGATTCGTTGATAATTAGGACGCCGCACCGGCTGATCCCGCGCCATCCACTGGATCGCGTCTTTCGGCGCGAGGATTTCAATCGTCCACCAGCGGTGACCGCAGTGTTTGCAGTCGCGAAAGCGCAGAAATGAGTCGGGGGCGTCGCGGAATGTTTTGCTAGGCCGGCTGTATTTGCCGGTGCAAGCTGGGCACAACACGACGCTCGCCCTCTATTCAGCGCCGGACTTGGCGATGCAATCCAACACGTCCTGCGTGCGCTTGCTGTCGAGGTATTCAGCAAACGCAACGTGCGTCGTGATGGTGTGTGGCGCCGGCTTGACGTTGGGGTACGACTGCGACCACCACTCCATAAACAGCTGCTCAGTTGTCACCTGCGAACTCCTCTGCGTACTTTTGGAAGAGTCCGGTGTAAGTTGCATGATCAGGGTGATCAGGCCGATACCTGCCATCACGCACGTAAAGCTGCTCCAGCCGTTCCTGGATTCTTTGCTGCACGCGGGGGTCGCAATCTGTCGGGGACGGCAGCCCGTCCAGCGCCCGTAAGTCATTGATCTTCATCACGAAAAACGAAAGAGGTTGAAAGAAGCGGCCACGTCGGACCAAAGGAGTGCGCTCTTGTACTCCTCGTAACAGCGATCGCCGGAGCCGGCCGGAACGGTTTTGCACCGCTGAACGGCGCACTTGGCAAGGTTCAGAGCATCGGACAAACCAAGTGCGCCCGAATCAGAGAGCTTTCTGTAAGGGAAAAGATTCATTCCTCTTGTGTAATCAGGGTGGTTTCGAGGTGATTGATGAGCTCGTTGGAGTACCAACGCAGCTTCTTGATGTCCTGCAGGCGATTCTTATGCCGCTCCCGCCAGGCGTATTTGAGAATTGCGCCCTTGAGGTAGCCCCGGTACTCATCAGGAGTGAGGGCTGCCTTAATGGCGTCAATGCA